AAGAGATAGAATTGATTAATAGATTTATGAGAGATAACCCTATTAAAAAAGCTGATGGTGGTAGAATTAATTTACAAGATGGTAGTTATAATACTACTCAAAGGAGACTTGAAGCCAACCCTTCTAAATGGTTACCAAATTATTCTTACTCAGATTTATTATCTGATTTACAAAAAGGTTTGTCAAAATTAGAAATAGCTAAAAACATTTATAGTAATAATAAACAATTGTACGATAGCATACCTATAAAAGAAAAAAGTTTTTTAAAACAATACAATAATATAGAAGATGCTAAAGTTGCTAAAATAGCAAATTCTATAAAAAATAGATTACAAGCAAAACCTGAATTAAATAAACTTAATGAAAAAAATACAGCCACTTTAAAAAAATTAGAAAACTCTGTGGTTAAAGACGTAGATAAATGGATTAAAAATAATAAGTCAAAATATATAAATAAACAAGGAGCATATAAATCTTTTGAAAATGATTTATTTAAATTTTTAGAAAAAGATTATTCTCGTTTAATAAAAACTGCGAAAGGAATTAGTGAATCAACTATTGCTGGAGATAAATTTATTTCTAAATTTGCTAATAAATCTGGTTATGCATTTTCTACTGATGAGGGTTCAAATTATAGAGCTGTTAAGAAAAAATTATATAAAGCTTTGGGAATTGATTTTGGCAGAGACATGACAGGTCAAGGCAAAAAAACATATAAATCATCAGTTAACGCTGTTAAAAAACTTTTACCGATTGCACAAAAAAAAGGAATTATTCCTAAAACTTACATGGGCGGTAAAGCAAAAAATAAAGTTGTTAAAATTACTCCTCAAAATTATTTTGAATTTTTAAAACAAACACAAACAGATCCACTAAAAAAAGTTTTTAATAATCTTCTTACCTTTAGTGTTGAACATCCAGGAGGATTGGCTAGAGCTGCACAGTTATTAGATTCTGAAAGTTTAGGAAAAATTATTCCTTTAGAAAGAGGAGAGTTTGGAGAAGATATTAGAGGAAAACCAATGAATGCAAATCGTATAAAAGGACAAAAATATGATACTCAGATATCCAGATTAATTAAGAAGGCTCAATTTGAAACTACTGATTTTTCTAAAGTTAAAAATTTTCTTAAAGAAGCAAATCTTATTTCTAAAAAAGCAGCAAATGAATTTGGAACTTTGCAATCCACATATACTGCTGTTAAAGGTAGTGATGGAAAAATACAAATAAAAGTTAAACATCCAAACATTTCTTTAAACGATAGTTTAGTAAGTAAAACTAAAAATGCCATACATTCTTTTATAGCTAATGATGGAATGAATAGAGATGTGTTTAATAAACTCCCAGAAAAATTAAAAAAAGCTGTTACATTAATTAACGATAATAAAAGTGCTGATGCAGTTTTAAAGTCACATATTAAAGATATATTTCCTGAAGAAGGTAAAGGAGTTAAATTAAATAGTTTTGCAGGTGTCATTGATTTTGACATGATACCAGACAACGTAAAAGCAACGGTTGCTAAAGGAGCAAACGCTTTAGGTAAAAGTTTAAGAGTTTTAGGTGTTGCTACAGCACCATTAGATGTAATTCCTTTTTCTGAACAATCGGCAAAAGGTTTAAGAGGAACCGAGTTATTAAAAACAGGGGGCGCTAAATTGATAGAAAGTTATTTAAATGCTCCACAGAGTATAGCTTCTTTATTTGGCAAAGAATTATATGAACCTTTTACTTTTGGTAGTGAGTACGCTGACAAAATAGAAGCATCTATTCCTATGGAAGAAAGAATATTAAATCAGAAAAATTTAGCGTTTGATAAAACAATGCCAACATTTGTTGATGATATAGATATTGCACCATCTAAAAATGAATTAGAAGAAATGAGAAAAAATTTTATTGAGGATGTTGATATAGACACAAGTAAAAATTTACCTTTTATGCCTTTAGAAGAGGATAAAACAGAACTATCTCCAATAATAAAATCTTTAGTTACACCAGACGAAACGTTACAAGATTTTATGGCAAACGGTGGCCGTGTAGGATTTAGCAACGGTGGTGCAGCAGGAGCCGATGAGAATTTTTTAAAAGAATTAGAATTTTATTTTACAAACGAGGATGCAGAGCTACCGAAGATGCAGACATACAAAGAGACCATGAATCCTATTGAGGTGTTAAATGATATTATCGATCCAAGAAACTATCCGTACTATGCAGATGTATTAGCAAGATCTGGTGTTCGTATCGGTGAGTTTGCCACAAGAATATTACCTGCAACAGGAAAACTAGTAGCTGATATGATACAGAAAGGTCCATTTAAAATTACAGGCTCAGGTAAAAATAATTATGTGCAAGATTATACTGATGTTCTACCATCGAATATTAAAGGCACAGGAATATTCTCAGAGTTTTTACAAAACATAACACCAACAACATTGGAAAAAAAAGTTGGTCTTGATAAGTTGATTAAAACAGAAGAACAGAAACAAATCGAAAGAGGTTCTACTGTTGGTCCAAAAGTTTTTGCAGACACACTTGGTTTAGGTGCAGAAGTCACTGCTCCGATATTTCCTGGCCTTAGATTATTAAGAGCATATGCAGCAAATAGAAATCTTCCTGTTAATGATACAACTCAAAAATTTTTAATAAAAGAGATTGACGATGTTTTAGAAAAACGAGGAATGAATCGAAGAGAATTTTTACAAGCAACAGGTGCAGGTGCAACTTTAATTTTAGCAAAACTATTAGGCTTTGGAGATGAGATAGCACAGACTACAAAGGTTGCAGAGAAAGCAACAGAAGTCGCTGCTGGTGGAGTGCCACCATACTTTTTTGATTTAGTTGAGATAATTAAAAAGAAAGGTGTTGATACTACTAAAAGAAATGCCACTCAAAATTTAGAAAATGTATTCTCATACAAAGATTATGACGTATATGAAAATCTCGCTACAGGAGATATTAGAGTTGAGAAAACTAATATGGGTGCTAACATAGCAATGGGGGAAGATGGAATTAAATCTAGAGAAATGTTAGAATATAAACCAGGGCGAGGTGATGAATCTACAAAAGGCACACCAGCTGATGAATTTGATCAAGCTACTGTTTACCCTGATGCTGAAGGAAAATTAAAAGATCTTGAAGAAGGTGAAATCGATATAGAAGAAATATTAGAGTTTATAAAAAATGAAAAAATTAACTAGAACAGTGCCACCTAAAAGAGGGCCCAACCCACAGGGGTTGAATGTTCCCTTAAAACAGGTTAAGATAATAAACCCGGAGAAAATAAATGGCAGATATAGACAAGTCGTTACCAAACGTAAAAACATCGATAGAGGTTGATCCTCAAGAAGAAATAGAAATTGAACAGGAAAAAGCCGTAGAGGCCCAAGATCCTGGGGTCGAGGTCACACCTAATGAAGATGGAAGCGTTGAAGTTAACTTTGATCCAAGTAAAGTAAACATTGAAGGTCAGCCGGGACACTTTGATAATCTAGCAGAATTACTACCAGAAGAAGTTTTAAAACCAATTGGTTTAGAATTAGTTGGTAACTACAAAGAATACAAAACAGGAAGAAAAGATTGGGAACAATCTTACATACAAGGTTTAGATCTTTTAGGATTTAAATACGAAAATAGAACAGAACCATTTCAAGGAGCATCAGGTGCAACTCACCCTGTTCTTGCAGAGGCAGTGACACAATTTCAAGCTGGAGCTTACAAAGAATTATTACCAGCAGAAGGGCCAGTTAGAACACAGATAGTTGGTAAACCTGATCCAGCAAAAGAAGCTCAGTCACAACGTGTAAAAGATTACATGAATTACGAATTGATGGAGAAGATGGAAGAGTACGAGCCAGAGTTTGATCAGATGTTATTTCATCTACCACTTGCTGGTTCTACATTTAAAAAAGTTTATTATGATGATTTGTTGGGAAGAGCGGTAAGTAAATTTATACCTGCCGAGGATTTAATTGTTCCGTATACGGCTACCTCATTAGACGATGCGGAATCAATTATCCACACAATAAAAATTTCTGAAAATGATTTACGAAAACAACAAGTGGGTGGTTTTTATTCTGATGTAGAACTTGGACCACCAGGTGTAAATCAAAACGACGAATTAACTAAAAAAGAAAGAGAACTTTCTGGGACTAAAAAAACTGGAAGACAAGAAGATATTTACACTTTGTTAGAGTGTCATGTAAATTTAGATTTAGAAGGTTTTGAAGATAAAGACGATGAATTAAATCCAACAGGAATTAAATTACCTTACATAGTTACTGTCGAAGAAGCTAGTCAACAAGTTTTATCTATTAGACGTAATTATGAACCAACTGATCCAAAGAGAAATAAAATCCATTATTTTGTTCATTTTAAATT